GGAATTCTCCATAACGCTCACTGCTTTGTCATCCCACAGTTCATCAAATTCCCTTAATTTTTGATTAGTAACTTCCAATCTGGGTAAACCGTAAGACTCGCACCAATCCTGAATGGCGCTGGCAACCTTCGCCGTATCATAATCGATAATTTCGGAATGCTGGCTTAAACGCGCGGTAAAAATAATAACCCTATCTCCGTTATCGATCCATTGCTTGACGCGAAAATACATCGCAGGAATCGGAGGGCCAAATGGGCCATAAGGTCTGAAATCTTTCGATCCTTCATATTGGGAAAGAGTCCTATCGAAGTCAGTGGCGATTGTTTTCATTAACAACCGCCTTTTCTATTGAATTCTGTATGATCGACTCTTCCTTGCGGACAATTAAATCCCCAATCACTTGTTTTTGGCCCTGTCATAAAAAGAGTAACGGCGGGGCGCTCTTGATTTGGGCTGTCTTCGTCATCGGAAGGATAACGTGATAACTCAACTCTGTGGAAATAATTTTCATTGCCTCCTCCGAAATAACCCGGTTTGCGCCAGAATCTTCCTTCTTTAGTATGTTCCCAATAGCCGCCCCATAGAATAAGCGTTTTAAATCGCCAAGGATGACAGTGGTTTGCACGGTCATCGTCGGATCGTAAAAAGACATGAAGCTTAACTGACCATCCGAAAATAGTAAATAAACTCCATCTAAGTAAATAAGGAGAATGGTCTGGAGATTCTATGATTTTCAGTTTCATATTTTTATTTCAAAAAGCCCGTTACCTATCAAATCCGTTAGACTAGAATAGCCAGAATAGGAAACGCCACTTGCAATCCCCGACCACAATTCTTGTACGATGTCTCGCAATGGCTTTATTTCGCCTTCTACGGCGCTTTCTCGGCCCTCGGCGTGTCCGAGAACCTTACCGAGCAACTCGGCTTGTTTTCGGCTCGCCCCGCCCCAAATCATCTTATGACCCTGAACTTGACATTCAGCCTCTTCGGCGTTAGCAAAAAAACTGCCTAACATTATCATCTCACTCCCCGCCGCAAAAGCTTTCACGGCATCTCCCGAATTTTTAATTCCCCCGTCGGCGCAAATTATTCCTTGCTTAAGCATCGTATCGCGAACATCGGAAATTTCTGTAATTTGTCCCCTATTAAATCCCGTTTTATGTTTTGTTAGACATTGTGCTCCGTTACCGATTCCCACGCGGACGATAACTTCATTCTCCTTTAAATACTTTTTTAAATCTGTCAATAGCAAATATCCTTCTTTGGTATGAACATTTCCAACTATTAATCTTTCTAAATAGCCGTATTTTGAAATTAAATGAACCGTGCTCGCTATGTCTTCTAACATATATCCCGAGGCGATATCGATAATAAAATTTTTACCTCCAAATTTTGTGATAGCTTTGATTCTCTCTATATCTGACAAACCAATCGCGAAAAATATTCTGTCAAAATATTCGTTAGGAATTTCTGAAACAGATTTTATTTGATCTTCGATTGATTGGAAACGATGTACACAAACATTTAATCCTAAACGAGAGGCTTCTTCAATAAATTTCTTGCCGACAATAGAAGCCATCGGACTAACGATGATACGATTTGTTTCGACGGGAACATCCTTTCTACTTTTGACAACGCATGGACGCGCGAGCAAATTAACGTCATCATAATAGATAGATTTACTGTTTAAAATAGTCATAAATTAAGCGAAGGAAGAATTTGCGGTCTGAGAAATTATTTGAACAACTTCGGGCCAATTTCTAGCTCTAACCCCCAAGCGGGTATGTCTATTCCAAGGTCTATCAAGCAAAATGCAAATCCCTTCTACATTATCGAAATTTTTCTCGTAATCGTCTACTAAAAAGTTACAGTCTTTCAAATAATTACTCTTGACGTCGCCATGTTTGACGAATTGGATTTCAAAATCGATATCGGGGAAATACTTCTTAAGCCAAATTCGCTTGGCCGGATCAAACGAGTCCTTGGCAATATTCGAGACAATTTTTAGATTATTCGTCAATCCCTTCAAACGATAAACACCCTCGATTGCTCCGTCTTCTGGAGGGGCGGTATCGTAAATATCCGCTGTGTAGACGCTTAGGACTTCTTCTGTAGAAATTCCCAAGCACTTATCAATCCTATATTCGGTGATATCGTTAGGAGTAAAATTTATTCCTAATTTATAGCTCAACCTTTTACACCGTTCGGTATGAGGGTCACAAAGAATTCCGTCAAAATCTAATGCTATTTTCATTCGATTGTAAAAAGCCCTTCTAAAGTATGTAAATTTTCGTCTTTTAGGTATATCGTAAACCAATGTTTATTCTCGGCATTATAATCTTCGGCGATAATTGCAAAAATAGATTCGTCTTCTTTATCAAAATGATAAAGAGCGGCTGTTACAGAATACAATTTATCGGGAAACGATTTCGCAAACGTCGTCCACTGCTTAATTCGTACTTTTTTGTGAAGCCATTTAGCTTCGAATTCTTCTTGATTCATTTTAATAATGCTTTCTTATATTTATCGGGAAAAAGAATGGCTTTGGTCATATAAATTTTTATGATTTTTATTATGAAATCACTCGTCATCTTCTCCTTCGTCGTTCCATTCGAACTCGAACATGTTACTTGCATTTTCGAAATCCAAATGATCTAATCCATATTGATACAAAAGAGGCAAACTCACCGCTAACATACAGGATAGCAAAAGACCAAGAACATTCTGATAAGCTAACAAACTAATTGAAAATCCGGCGGACGCGCCAATACACAAAACCATCCAGCAAAAATAAGCCACTCGCGTAAATACAAAAAACAGCCATTCCTTCATTCTTTTTTGTCTGGTAAAAATTCTTGAAATCCGACCAGCTTGCAACGCCCAAACTCGTCGGGCTCGCTGAATTGAGCGGCAACGCGCGTTCCTAAAACATCGGATAAAGCACAATTAATCAATCCTAAAGCTCCAGCGTTATGTCCATACATTCCTGTATCGACGGTAAATGTCGAATGATCGGCTAAAGCTTCGTTGCACGGCACTCGGTTGCAAATCAAGGCGTGAAGCGCGGCGGGGTCTGCTTTAAAAGCTGTATTCAAACGTTCTAAAACAACGTGAAGAAGGGTTCCTTTTGCAAGCGGGTTCATATTATTCTATTTCTAAGGTTTGGATAAACCGGGACTCTTCGCAGTTATCTTCGTTTTCCTTTTCCCATTCTGCCAAAGCTTCTTCCGCTTTAGTTAAATCAAAAAAGGTTTCAACTACTCCCGGCTCTTCGTATTCTTCGCGGAAATGTTGGATTATAGCGTATGCTTTCATAGATTTATTCTATCAATTTCCATTTGTACTTTTCGTAAGCTTCCATCGTCCAAGGAAAAAGTTCAATTAAAATAGCCTTAACAGCTTTTCCATATTCTTGAATTTCCGCTTGGGCGTGAGCGTCTTCTCGTAGGGTAATAAAATGGAGCAAATTCTTCAAATCCCAACAAGCATAAATCTCAGTATAGACGTTGACCGGAAGAACCATACGGGCCATTTCTCTCGCCACCCCGCTTTCTATTAAACTTTGATACAAATTGTAAGATAATTTACAATGTTGTCTTACAGCGTTAGTAGCATTATGTTCCTGCCATTCGCCCGAGCCATCTAAAATACTATCGGGATACATTACGCAAGGCTTAAAATTATCCTCTTCGGTACTGCCCTGCTTGTTTTTTACGTCTTGACGACGCCATTTTTCAGGAATATAAAATTCATTAGGAAGTTCCGTATAACGAGCGGAAACTTCATTAAGATTTTGCATACGATGACGCACATATTGACGCATGACAAAGATAGGCATCTTGATATTTAGCGTGACCTTAACCATTTCAAACGGAGAAGTATGCTTATTTCTATAAAGATAGGCAATTAATTTTTTATCTTGATCTGGCCCTTTCGAAGGAGATTTATAAGAAATACGAGCGGCTTCTACTATTCGTTCATCAGTTCCCATACGATCGATGTAACGGACGAAGCCTTGGTCTAAAACAGGTATAGTAAATCCTTTATCCATAATTTTATCTTCCACAAGTTGCTCCGCCGAACGCGCTTATGCAATCGGAGAAATGTACGATAAATGCCTCGCGAGTTTTAGGCTCTATTGGGGAGCCATATTCGGGATTACGATGATGACTCAAAATACAATGAGAAATTCTCTCTTGGTCATCGTTAGAAATTTTCTTATCGCAATGATAAGTAATGTATTTCTCGAATTCTAAATATGAACGGCAAATGTGTCTAACTCGATTTTTGTGAGATGTGTGCTGCCACCCCAAGGGCTTTTCCTTGGTCTTTTCGCACTCTTCGTAGTCCCAAATCTTACCGTAATCATGCCAAATAGCGCCAGTGATAAGGATATTTCGATCTACCTTGGAATTTTCAGAAGCCGCGAAATCGCAATAACGAACAACTTCTAAGGTATGGGAAAGCAGACCTCCAATAAAGCAATGATGATGACCTACGCTCGCAGGCCAATAGCTGAAACGCTTATCCTCTAAAACTAATCTATTCAACGATCCAAAACGAGGATCAATCGAATTATTAATCTTTTCTAAAAGAAGCAACGGTTCGGTCTTATCATCCATCTAATAATGATAAGATTTTTTGATCGCAAAGTCAATTTTATATTAATTCGACGCGAATAATTTTTTACTCTTAATAGGCGAAATTAAAACAACATCGACAATTCGGGGAAATAATACAGCTAGAGCCTCGGCTTTCCTTTTGGAAGAAACCCATACGTCAATAACAAGAACATTAAAACCACGAAGTCTAGCCGCTTTTCGATGAATAACGTCTCGCCCTCCGCAGTCTTTAGCCAAGACTTTCATCTTGTTACTTATATTTAACACCGATCCTTTGGGAATATAATTAAAATCAACGGCAGCGATACCCTCATGCAACCTATCTCCGTCGCAATCATACTTACCGCCCACTTCCGAAGGAAAAAAGAAAGTTATTACCGCTTTAAAAGATTCGGAGGATTTAGGTATTTTTGTCGAACTGCCTATACTCATCCCAAAACACAAAAACCAAAAACACATTAAAATAAATATTTTTTTCATACATACTCCCATTTATATCCGAAAGCCGTATACAAATATCTCCGACCATTTTTATCGATGGTTTTATTACATACTTTAGATATACTACTCGTAGAGTTTGGTTTATTTAATACTATAGCGGCCAAATTTATAGAAGGCCAAATTTTAATAATCTCATTCGTATTAATATCTATTTGTTTGACCGATTTCCAAGTCTTAGAATGATTTCTATTTTTCTGCCCTTCTTTTATTTTTTGTAAAGATTCTGGAGAAAGAATTAATTTTCTATTTAAATTTATTTGTCTTAATTTTTCCTTAGTCTCTTCGGAGTGCTTTTTTCCGATCTTCCCCATTTTCGCTAAACTTAGCTTTTTTCTATGATCTGGAGTTTTAGGAATTCCGGCGGAACTTGTTCCGAAGGGTAACAAATTATATCCCACTTTATTATTTAAGGCGTTAAATTTTTCAATATAATATTTTTCTTTTTCTAAAAGTATTTTATCATCGATATAAATTTCAAAAGATTCTAAAATCTCTACATCGAAATTAATCCATTTATATTTTCTAATGGCGTTATTAATTGGATAAGTGGCATAATAATGAGGAGATGTTTCGCTGACCTTATGCTGCCATAATCGGCGTCTTAAATTAATAGATTTCCCAATATAAATCTTATTGTTGAGTTTATTTCTTAATAAATAAATCCCCGCCCCCTGTGTCATTTTCATATTCTACTTAACTTTGTTTAAAAAGTCAAGCTTTAACCTTTCTAAAATCGTGCAAATTGCAATTTAACGCTGTAAACTGAGCAACCATTCGACAAATTCAAAAGCGGAGACTATCCCGCCAACAACCGCTAAAATTCCCACTAAAATATTACCAAATGTCGTTAGCCAACTCGTAACCTTCTTAGGTATCACCCACATGCCCTGCTTGATTAACTTTATTCTTTCCTCGTCTTCTTTGCGACGTTTTTCAGAATCTTCTAAAGAAGCCACTCTCTCTATCGTTTTGGATGTTTTACTGTTTAATGCAATAAATTGATTTTTAATTTCTTCTGTCACTTCGGCTACATGGCCGGCTTTTTCTTTAGCCGCTTGAGCCGCCGCCGCCGCCTTATCTAATTTCTCAAATAATTTAAAATTAGTTCTCTCTTGATTTGCGTTCTGCTCGTGTAAAACAAGCAAAATTTCACTCTGAGGAATATCCGCGCGTTTTAGCGCCAAGGAATGAACCGCGCTGCGCGCCCCGGTGTTATCGTCGGTTGTTTTTATTTTTAATTCGTACCAAGCCTTCGTTAATTCTAAAATAAATTTCTCCGAATGTATCAGGATATCTTTGTCAAAAGAGCCATCTGCTCCTGCATCTTCCGCTTCTTTACGGAGTTGGGGCGATAAATAAGAACTCAAAACCCAAACAGAAACCGGACTTCCCCTTTTGAGTGATCTAACGCTATTTCCCAATTGGCTTTCGTGAGAGTCTGGAAGCTTTACATCTAATAAAATAATGTCGGGGGATTGGCTCTCTTTTAAATCCATTCCCGCTGCCAAAGTTTGAGCGAAAGATACACTATATGGATAGTCTTTTAAGATGGTCTTAATTAAGTTTTGTGTTTCTTGCTCGTCTTCTATAATTAAAAGCTTCATTGTGCTAATATTTACACGAAAATTGTCATTACCGTGTAAATTAGTATATGAGCAAGGAGTGGCGAGAGGCTGATCTTTTATATTTGAAGGGTAACTATCGCAAAATGCGGATAGGTAAAATCGCTAAAGATTTAAAACGCACGATTCCTGCTATTATAAAGAAATGTAAAGCTCTAGACCTTTAGTTCTTCTATTAAAGATACTCTGAGTTCTAACAACAATTTATCTATCTCTTTTTCGGTTAAGGGCCGTCTTTCGGAAGCAATAACTTTCCAAGTGTCTAGCTTTAAGGGGTTCATCTCATTTACTTTTCCGAAAGATAGATTATAATAGAAGTATTTCATTAGCCCTCGCAAGCGATACAAGCTAAAAGATTTCTTCCTAATTCTTGAGCCGGATTAGTTCCGCGTTGATAATAAAAGGACTTAATTCCATTTTCCCATCCAAAAATAAGAAGCTGATTTACATCCTTAACTGAAGTTTTAGGATGAATCATCAAATTAAGAGATTGAGATTGGTCTATGTATTTTTGTCTAGCTACGGCTTGAATTACAATTTCTTTTTGGCTGATTTCCCCGAATGTCTTAAACACTTCCTTTTCCGTATCTGATAGAAACGATAAATGCTGTACTGAGCCGCCCTTAACAAGAATTCCATTCCAAATTTCGGGGGTGTTTTTTTCATATTTTTTAAGGACTTGTTTTAGATGCCAATTCTTGAATGTGAATTTCCCTTTCGCTAAGTCCTTAACGAAATAATTGCTATTTAAAGGCTCAATTGAAGGGGATACTTGACCGAGAATGAACGAGCTAGAAGTTGTCGGCGCGACAGCCATTCGAGTAACATTTCTCAGTCCGTACCCCTTCAAGAGTTCGGGTTCTCCAAATTGTTCGGCCATTTCCTTAGACGCTTTTAACGTTCTATCATTTATAGCTTTCCAAATTTCAACATTTAGAAACTTCGCGGGCATCGATTCAAAGGGAATCATTTTGCGCTGCAATAAAGAATGCCAGCCTAGAACACCCAATCCTAATGCTCTTTGAGTCTTGGCGAAATTGTGAGCCGGAGCCATGTACTGAATTTTTTCAGTCTTATCGATATACTCAGTCATCACCGCGTCTAGGAAATAAGTTAACGTTTCAATAGCGTCCGTTTCCTTGATTTCGTCCCAATGTAACAAATTTAATGAAGATAGGTTGCAAACAAAACTATCCGTCGGCGAAGAATGCAAGGCTATCTCCGAGCACAGATTGGAAGCGTAAATCTTTAACCCCTTGTCTTTGTAAACTTCAGGAGCGCGTTTATTTACATTATCAGTAAAGAATAAATAAGGATAGCCAGATTCGAAACGCTTTTGAATGACCTTAGCCCAAATATCGCGCTTCTTTTTATCGCCTTCTATCATTTCCTTCATCCATTTATCAGAAATACAAATACCAATACTCATGGCTTGGATTGGATTTCCCTCCCCTCGGATTTGGAGAAATTCTAAGATATCAGGATGTTCAATCGGAAGATAAGCCGCGAAGGAGCCTCTGCGAACGGATGATTGAGATACAACGTTTGTTACCGTATCAAACAACTGCATAAAGTGGACAGGGCCACTGGATTCTCCACCAACACTAATTTTCGCGCCTCGTTCTCTCAAAGCTCCGAAATAAGCAGAAGTACCCGCTCCATGCTTTGTCATCATACCAACTTCGGCTTGTTTTTCGAGAATAGAATCTAGGGTATCATCTATGTAACTTCCATTGCAAGAACAAGGTAATCCTCGCTTGTTTCCAAAGTTTACCCAAACTGGAGTAGATAGGCTAAAATAGCCTTTTTTCATATACCCTTCGAACTTGTGAGCAAAGCCTTTAATACCAAGAATTTTCTCAGCCGTTCTAGCTATATGATGAATTCTTTGTTCCGGTTCTTCTCCTTCCGCTAGGTAGTCTCGATTTAAGAAAGTGCGCGAATCCCGATTAAGCCAATAGTAGTCTTCCATAATTAGTAAACAATGTCTCTTACAACGTCATCGATGGCAATGTTATCACAGCCTCCGCCCGCGTAAAAATTAGTTGCGAGGTTATTAAAATTTGTGGGAGCCAACGCTAAGTGATTAGAATGATGATTGGGCAACCAGTTTGTTATCAACGAAATCTGTTTTATTCCCAAGGCTCCCATTGCCCATGAAAATCCAGAATCGGTTCCTATATAAATTTGGCAATTCGAAGCTAAACGAATTTGTTCTATTAAGGACAAATCATTATAGATTCTGTGAGCACAAGGGATATGTTCGTCATTCGGATGTCCGAATTGAAGAATGTAAAATCCTTTTCTAATCAATTTATTAGATAATTCGTTCCACCATCTAGTTGAAGGGGAGCGATGTTTGTCCTTACTATACCCCGCTGTGGTATGAATGGCAACGGTCTGATATTTAGCCTTAATCTCCCAAAGAGGTTTTAAAGTAGGAGTTTGTAATGTCTTAGGCAAAGATTGAAAAGCTTCAAAATATTGCTCGCCCGCCATTAGTATAGTTTCCTCAACACAATTGCGATAATTGTACCAGTCGGGTTCGCGCGGATGGTTTGGGGTTGGGTTAATAAATAAGTCAAATTTATTCTTGATCCAAATATGTTCTGCGTCGTTTAGCCATTCTTCATCTCTGGTAATATAGATAGAATCGATTCCGGGCTGATCGATATATAACGGGGAAGCCTGAATGCATTTTCTGCAAATCGGCCACGTTAAATCAATATCTCCATACATTGATTGCAATGTTGGAATTAACGGGAGACACATTAGAGAGTCTCCGATGAGCCCGCCACGCCCGCCAAAAATCTTCATAGTTTTTCTTTCGGAATTAGAATACGACCAGTGTGTGTTTTAGGAACTGGATTATAGTCGCCCATAATTTCATTACCATTATTGTCTAGCATAATATAATCGTGCTTTTTTAAATCATTGAAATCAAATCCGCCCTCATCGGGATATAACCAATGAGGATTATCTTTGTAGTTTTGGGGCTCGATTCCTCGCGGGGCGACGTGAACCTCTACGAAAATAATTGGGCGAGAGGAAGTAAATAGGAAATCAAAGGTATTCAATAACATACTCTCCATACCCTCAATATCAATCTTAACGAAATCCGGTAAAAGGAGATTATTTTCGTCAATGAAATCTCTTAGAATAACGTATTTAATTGGTTGCTCTCCATCTTGAGGCACTGGTTTTCTAGAGTCTGTGCAATCTCTAAAACGAGTAATACATTCATATGATTTTGTATGTAATGCTACCTTATAGCAATAAACAGAAAGGTTCTTTTTTGTATTCTCCGCCAATTCATCGAAATTATTATTAGAAGGCTCGAAAGCATAAACAGGTTTAGCTCCCAACTTAGCAAAGTAATTTGCATGTTCTCCTATAAATGCTCCGATATCATAAACAATGGAATCGGGCTTTACATATTTATCGTATATTTGAAAATCGTTCATATATTATTTAATATTTTGCAAAGACTATCGATGTCTTTATATTGTAACTTTTTAGACAAACCTACATAGAATCCATGCTCGTGAACCCACAAAGCATTTTTGAAACTTTCTTTATGATATCGTTTTAAAGGAGGTTGTAAAGTAATGCAACTTCCGATAATGGGGCGCGTTTCCCATCCCGCCGAATTCAAAATCTCCTTGCAACGAGGCATCTTTCTGTCTAATCTAAGAATAGGAAGGGAAAATAGAATATGTTGGGCTGCTTGTCCGGTTATAATAGAATAAGGTAACGTATATAAGCTTTTATTAAGTTCATTATAAAAACGCCAACCCATTAATTTACTATGATTTTTACTACTATCTATTCTTTCGAAATCTTGTAAAGCGAACATAGCATTTAAGTCTGTAGTCCGCCAATTCGTCCCTAGCGTAGCAAAAAGGAATTGTTTATCGAAAGTAAAATTATCGTGTTCTAAAGCTCGACGCCACTCATTCTTCTCTCCTAAAGATCGAATAAGACCATGATTTCTTAAAGTTTTTCCAAACTCGTAATCTTCTGAGTTTTCAAAGAAAACAAACCCCATTTCAATTCCGTTCAATTGATGAGCGTGATAGGCGCTTAAGGATGTCAGTCTGGTTTGCGATAAAATAGAACATCCATCATAATTGGAATATAAATTCTCGCAAGAATCCAACCACAATTCCGCCTTATACTTCGAAGCCAAAGACTTTAAGATATTAAAATCTGGACAAAAACCAATTAAGGCGGTCGGCCAAATAATACAATTCTTGTTTTTATTCGCTTTTAAAATTTCTTCGAGCATGTTATAATCGAACGAGAAATCTTCGAGATTAATATCGCAAAACTCTACTTTATATCCAGACATAATAGCTGGAGAAACGCTACTCATCCAAGTAACGGCGGGCGCGATAACTAGAGCTTTCTTAAATTTATTAGGATACTTTTGTTTCCAAAGCTCAAAAATCAAATGATTGGCCGCGCTTCCGCTAGAAACCGCCAAACAAAGACGACCATATTTGTGCATCATCTTTCCTTCTAACTCGGCTACTTTGTCGCCCATAGTTAAACGATTTTCTTTGCTTAAAATAAAAGCAGAAATTCTTAGCCTATCCGCATAAGTAAACGGATCGGTTTGTAATGGATACTTAAACTTCATTATATTTGCCTGTTTTGAATTCAGTCACGTCAGAATCAAAAAATTTTTGTTGAAGTTTTTTCTTACATTCATATCTCAACAAATTAAGTTGAGCCACTTCATAAGCCGAAACATGATTCCCTTTGGTTTCATCTTCCGCTATATCAACGGATTTGAATACTTCAAAATTAGCATCACGCAAAGCGCGATATTCGGGAGAAGTCTTTATTTTCCAATATAAATCTCCTAATTGTTCTTGTAGCTCCATAAACATTTGTATTTCGGCGGTAGAAACCTGCTTCCATTTTTCCAAATCTCGGACGCAATCTAATTTGGACATTTTAACTTCAAGAATCGAAAGCATATCAAAACATGCAGCCGCATCTATACTTATTTTCAGTTTCATTAAAATAATTCCTCTCCATTAAAAGACTTGCCCTTCTTCGCGTATTCGGTCGGGCGCTTATGGAAAAAGTCCGTTGCGCTATTTCCTAAAACATCTTCATCAAACCATACCAATGCTGGATAATCGATATCTTCTATAAACAAAGCGTCAAACCCGATTTGAACCAAGGATTCGTTGATTCTTTTTTTAACAAAAGCTTTGAGAATTTCCGCGTCCAATCCTTGAGCCTTGAAATCGCCAACAATCCAATCAATCATTCTAGATTCCGCTTTGAACGCCTCGTTAGCTTCATGCGAAACGATTTCACTTAATTCCTTGTCAAACAATTCTGGATGTTCTTTGCGAATCGTATTGATTAGTTTAATGCCGACTTGAGCGTGGATAAGTTCTTCTTTCTTTGTATAATCAACTTGTTGACCAGTATCTTTAAGTACGTTCTTGTAACGGTTAAACCAAAGGATAATATAGAACTGACTGAATAAGGACACATTTTCGATAAATAAGGTAAATAGAATTAATGAATAGACGTACTGCTTCTTGGAATCTTTATAGTATTTGTGAAGGTATTTGCGGAGATAATTAACGCGCCCTTGAACGACTTCCAGTTTCAGGTTTTCCTCGAAAATATCCTCCAAGCCAAGTATGGACAAAAGGCGCTCATAGGCTTCGTTGTGGATAACTTCTACGTTTGCCATCACATAACCCAAGTCGGTTAGCGCGGGATGCGGCAAATTATCGCCGAGCTTCGCCCAAAACTTCTTGACCGCAACTTCAATCTGGCCGATTGCAGAGAGAGTTTTGACGACGATATCTCGTTCTTCTTCGGTGAGTTTAGTCTTAAATTCTTGAATGTCTGACTGAAAGGAAAATTCATTGCTTGTCCAAAATCCATTATGCATACTTTCGATGAACTCCCTAGTCCAAGGATAGTGATTAGGCTTGCGAGATATTTGTTCTTCGAAAATCATTTACTTCTTATCTGCGCGTTCTTGAGCTTGTTCGTTGGAATACGCTCCTTTATGAAATCGCTTTGAAAGTTTTGCGACGTTTTCTGCTAAGATTTCGTCTCGATTTATACCAAGAATCTGTCTAAGACCTTCCATAAAAAATTCTAAATCCCCTAGTTCTTCTCTTATGTTAATAATATCTAGTGGCTTTTGATATACGGTGTGTTTTTTGATTGCATCTAAAATTTCTCCAGCTTCTCCCGAAATTCCTTTTGCCATGTGATCTAAGTCTGCTTGTTCTGGAGTTAATTCTTTAAGAATTTCAGTTCCGGGCTTGCGCAATTTGCGCACCATATCTGCGTGATCGACGAATGTATTCATAGGGGTAGGTATATTTACAGTTGAAAAATTTCTGACAAAACAAAAAGACTAACAAACAAACTTTAATACTAAGGCGCGATCTTAGGGGTGTAGCGTCGGCCCTTGCGAGTGGCGGAATAATTTTCTTCGGATTTTTTACGCAAAGGATCAATGCCGCCCGCTTCGCTCGCTCGCTTCTCGCTTAATTCGCGTGAACGATCCCAAATATCTCCGACATTTCCTTTGGCGTTTTTTGTCTTTTCTACGAAATGATTTTGGCTCCAACAATTAATCTTTCCATCGACGCGGGCTTGTGGGACAGAGAAAATTCTAGTCCATTCAAGCCCGTCTCCATCTATATAAACATGTTCTTCGGTCATTCGAAGAATTACTTCTTTAACTTCTCCTGTAATAGGGTTCTGAAAATCGTATGCTGGCATTAGATTTCTCCCTCGCAAGGAACTAAAATATTTAATACGTTGCAATAAGGACAGCGTTCTCCCGTGCCATCCATATATTCCTTTCGAGCCGTCCAATTTAAATGACAATAACCACAATTTAATAAAACTGTAAACTCTCGATTCCAAATCATTTTTCTAGCCCTCCAACCGTAAGACCAAACTCTTTCTGGCTTACTTGGTTGAATCTCCAATGGATTATATCGAACGGGCTCAGTCTGAACCTCACAACATCCGCTAATTGGTAACAAATTTTCCATGCTATTCTTTCTCCATTTCCATCCAATTAGCAAAACGAGACATCCACTCCTCGGCAAATTGTGGCTTTACCCAAGATGGATAATCGTTCATATTTTTTACAAACCCACGGATACCCTTTTCTACTTCTTCTTGAAATCGTTCTATTGTTATCTTATCTGGATAACACATTTCTGTCATTTCAACTCTTGCCATTATAAATACTCCACTAATAAATTCTTTTCTTGCATTTGTTCCTCCACCCATTCTTCAACCGTTTGTTTGTTCTCAATCTCGCTCATTCGAATCCCGCACCAACTTTTGAAGCGAGGATCACTACATAGGGCCGTAAACGCCGCAGAACGGTTCCTGTGCTGTTCTCTATGATCCTGACAGTATTTACTGACTTTGGACGGCTCGTGCGTTATACGGCACGCAGAAGAGGTTTTCTGCTTTTTCTGTCCGCCGTTGCCGTGACCACGTAAATACTCAATCTTAAAATCTTTTGCTGTCAGACGAAATCCTGCCATAAAAGATTATGGTAAAATTACTTGCTTCTTTCAACTAAAAGTTTTTTCAAACGTATAATTTTTTCCTTGCATTGGGGTTTTCTCAATTATCTCCAATCTATAATGGTGATTTTACGTTTCTTATAAAACGTTTGCATTTTATTAAAAAACCAATGAGAAGCTTTATCGTGCCCAATGACAATCGGGCGTTGATATCTATTTTCTTTCATTAAGCGATGAAAGACATTAGAAGCAATGCCCATTTTACGATGGGCCGCATCCACATAAAGCATAATAAGGATATCGCCCGATTCAAATAGGTCGGTATAACTACAGGATTTGCGACGTTTGGCTAGATTTTCAGTAGCTATGCCCCAAGCCACGACGCGCTTTCCGACCATAACTATAATAATATTAAATCGTATCTTATTGGTACTCTTTAACTTACAATATAATTTGGAGTAATCTGCCAATAAAGAATCATCACTGAACGCAAAGTGTTGATAGAGAAAGCGAACCAAATCTTTACTTGGCTTTTCGACACGAAGGAAGGTGATTTCGGGGGTAGATTTCACATAATCTATTCAACTAAAAACACCCCTAAAGGAATAACTTTAAATAAAAAAAAGACGCTGGCGGTTAAACCAGCGTCTTCCGAATGGTGTATCCACACACTCTAGGCGCGACCCTTTACTTATGAAGAAAATGACCCCAATCCTTATGGCGAGCTTCTTTAATAAAGAAGGAAATAGGCATCTTAGGAGGAGCTTTCGGCTTGCGAATCAATTGCAAGCCCACTTCTTCGTTCGATCTGTTTCCCTTTCTAAAGTTGATTTCTTTATCGGTCAAAACAAGATTTCCCCAACTATTATCGCCGCCCTTGGATTTAGGTGTGACGTGATCAATAGAGGCTTGATGACGGCTAAGTTTCTTACCTGTATATTGGTCGATTCCGCCGTCTCGCTCGTAAATATTGGATTTATTCGGGCTTTTTTCAACCATCGGCATTTTGTGATAGTCTATTGCAATGGTTACGGTTGGCGCTCTAAAGGCTCTGCAAGCGCCTTGAATCACACAATCGTAGTCTCGGATGGGTAGATTAATCCAATCGCTCCATTTGACGGGATAGATTTCTTTAGGATTATCGAAATCATACTCTCCTGTGATATTATTAATATCATAAGAAATATTCATAGCCCAAGTGCCAGAATCGCTAGATTCCTCGCACATGGAAATGATAGCTTGTTTGGCATTTTGGAAACCAATCGGCTCCCAATTGCCATTTAACTTCAAGACTACGGGTTTAAGTATGTTGCTCATCTCTCTTCTTATCTTTCTGAGTATTTGTTCTTTTTTCTGTTAGTTCTTTTGTTATCTCCTCGCTTGAACGAGAGAACCACTTTAATAAATTTTCTTTTACAGCCGTTTCAACGGCTTGTAATCCAGCTATTTCAAATTGATGAACTTGCTCTGAGGTTGCCCATTGATCTTCATCGGGCAACGCTTCAACGACGGCTTTCGTTTTCGCCTTAAAATAAATTTTCCATAGCTCTTCGCCACTCATATATCCTCTTTTCCCGTATCATAAAAACTGGCATGTTCTTTGCAATTCCGGCACATGCCTATCCAAATTCCTAAAGTATCATCCCAAAGCACATCGAAATACGATGGCGCGTCGCAGCATTCCGATAGTAATTCTTTATAATCGGGTTCTGGCAATGGGACTTTATTTGGCATGTTGATGAATCATATTGTACCCAACATAATAATCCCTAGCAGCAGAGAGCGGGCTCATTTTTGGATCATAGGTAATTCTTTCAATATTAAAAGAAGACGGAAGTTTGCCATCAAACAATCGTTCAACCTCTGCAAAGAATTCATGCAACCATTGTTTTTCGTCGGGCATATTTGCGCTTTCTTTTCTTTTTTGGCTTGTTTATCTTAGCCATTTCTAATATAAAAAATGGTTCTCGTTGTTGAGGGGGAAGCTTCATAGCTTCTTCCAAAATCTTTTTGAGTTTATCGGCTTTGGTTAAACGTCTCTTTTTCACGGAGGAAGCACGGCGGGCGAGCCATTTTGATACCAAAGGAAAATGGAAGCGGCGAGATTACTCACTTCGGGCGTGGTTAATGTCGCGGCGGCGTCCTCATAATTAATAGAGTCTTCTAACTTGGTGTGTTCACCAATAAATTTGCAAATCTCGATGATGTTTTTATCACGACGGTCATATTCAACCCAATCCCGATAAAACCAATCGTTTCCTTGATTTTCGTATATCTCGTAAAATATGGCGTCAATTTGTTTAGCCAAATCTTCCGGCGTAATCTCAGGAAAGTTATAAAGAAGATGCAAAAACAAACGCATTAGCCTTTTGAAAGGCGCTCCATATCTTTTGGCGCGAGCCCCGCAGATTTCTAACATGAGTTTAATATCTTCGAAGTCGGACTTTTTCTTCGAAATGACTCTTACTCCATTAAAAGGCTTTTCTGTGGTTGTTTCCATAGGTTTACAACTTTTCCATTTCTCGTAAGCCCCATCGGCTGCTTCCGTAAAGGCGGAAATAGGTATCATAAGTGTATTGCTGATAATACCCTAAGATGAGGGTCTAGTCAAGCTTAAAATGGAAGAGAAAAAGGGATTCGAACCCTTGGAGGACATTTCTGCCCTCGACTCTTTAGCAAAGAGTTCCGTTAAACCGCTCCGGCATTTCTCCATAAAATTTTAATATGAGGTTGGATATTCATCAAATTCCTTTGTGTTTCTCCAAACCATCGTTGTTGAATGTACTAACTCTTTTTTGACATCTAAATTAGGCGGAGGGGTTTCGAAATAAGAACCTATATAAGTATCTCCTAACTTATTGTTTCGTATAGAACTTACTACCCTATAAGCATAAATATTTGACATAAAAATGGCGGTAACGGTAGGATTCTAACCCACGATGGTTTTTTGGGCCATACCAAGGTTCAAGCTTGGCGCAATCAAACGGGCTCTGCCACGTTACCAAAGAGGATAATTGAGGATTCGAACCTCTACCCCGCTCACGCGCGGTCTGTTGTTTTCGAGGCAACTGTGCGGCCTTTGCACTTAATTATCCGTGAGGAGACGACAGGATTTCAACCTGCGAAGGCTGTTTAGACCTTGATCGATTTCCAATCGATTCCATTCGGGCGCTCTGGCACGTCTCCATTAAATTCTATCAGGAAAAGGCATTTCAGTAGCTTTTTCCGTAAACTTACAAATCTTCAAAGTCTTTCGAGACGAACTTTCAAAATTCGCTTTCAAAATCCCCAAAATCGTATTCCAATCGCCGCCGCCATAACCGCATCCTATTTTATAAGGAATAGTAAAAATTCTTCGGCTAGGCAAATCCTGCAATACTCGGGTTATACATAGACTAAAAGCCGCGTAATTAGTATAACATTTTCCGCGCCCATAATCAAATTGCGCGTACATATTTGCCACATATTTAATGTGCGAATATCTATCGCTAATTACTTCGGCATAGGAAACGGTTCCCAACTTGCTATCGTCGCCCTTGCGACCGTTACGCGCATCGATTCTATAAGCTTCGGGAATGCGCCGCTTTATCTCGCGAGCCAACCCCGCGCCCATCGTGCAAAAACAGTTACATTGATGCATCAAACAATCGCTTGGCGTTTTAAAAATGTCAGCTTCGATTTCTTGAATCATATAAAAAAATTAAAAGAAAGTATCGGGAGAAATTAATTCTCCTTTTCTCGGGGTAGTTAAATCTACTAAAATATCATTAGCAATATCTTCTGGCAATGGCTCTATGTTAAATTTTAGAAGATCATCGCCCTCTCTTTTATGATAAACAATCGGGCCGCTTTTTTTCCACGAAACTCCAGAAAGATCGTGAAGAGTTGCATGATATAAAGTCATACCGCTTTGTTCTAGGTAAGCTAAAAGTTCTTCTGTTTTTGTCATAAAGTGGTGTCCCGAGAGGGAATCGAACCCCCAATCTCAACCGTTAGAAGCGGCGCATGTACATCCGTTACACCTTCGGGACTTAAATTATTGTATTATGCAATTTATATTTTGTCAAGAACTATGTATAAAATCAAAAGCTTTTTTTATCCAAATTTTGGGCTCCCGATAACAGTCTTTCCAAGGAATCCTAAGTGTTTCCCACCCTAAATCTTTTAGTATTTTATCTCGTTGTATATCCGAATCAATTTGTTTTTGAAATCGTTGGTGTTGTTCTCCGTCCATTTCAATACATTTTTTTAAATTAATCCATGCGAAATCTAAGGAAAAACGATGTAATATATGCTCTCTTGTATAATTTTTATTTTTAAATTCGTTATAAATTACTTTTTCGAACCATTGTTCGGGATATGAGGACTTACCCTTATTTTGATTATGCCCTAAAGTATAAGCTAATCCCTTTGAGTGTCTTTCCTTCATTATCAAGGACAGTTTTAATTTAGCGGAATCCGAAAGTTTTGGAAAGTTATTTTTTGTTTTCTGCCATTGACTTAAACTTTTAATTTTGAAAGTTCCTTTTTTAATAGATTTTCTAATATAGTTTAAGGGAATACCCGTTCTAAAAGATAGGCTTTTTATATTTATTAATTCGGAATTATATATTTTCTGAGCTTCTTCAAGATTATATTCTTTGGTTTTAGGGCGATGTCTAGAAATTTTCTTTTCCGATAAAATTTTACTGACCGTCATAAAAGATACGGAGTATTTTTTAGATAGCAATCGCCACGACAATCCTAATAAATAATCTCTAACAATATTGTTTCGGTCTTGCTCTGAAACCGCTTTCTTTTTTCTATTATTAAATCGGCCACTTCCGATAGCTTTACGAATTGTTCCTATGGGTATATTTAAATCAGATAAATATAAATTAGGATTGTCATCATAAAATTTTTGAATTTCCGGCCAATTATATTTACATTTCATGGTATAGGTAATTACACCATAATTGCCTTATTGTCTTTTAAAAGAGCGGGCGATAGACCCGGCTCGAACGGGCAATGTCTTTCGACGCGAATTTCACAAATTCGAGGGTTTATCCATTTCTCCTACTACCGCCATTAAATTGTTCGAACGGTTCTAACGTTTCTTTCGTACCATTCTTTCTTAAGATTTTCCATGAGACTTTTATCACCTTTACCGTAAGCGATTAGCGCCTCGCGCGTTCGAGGGGCCATTTCTGTTTCCTCTAGATCGTCTTCGGTTCGGGGATTGTTTTTAATCGTCTCATCCCAAAGCTGGCTGAATCGTTCGAAAGTCATATTCTATTTTACTACAAGTTTTATCTGAAGTCAAGTTTTTTCTTACTAAAACTATCGAATCAATGAATTGTCTAATTTCCGCATCAGAAAAAATTCCCTTGGCTAAATTAATTCCCATGCAAACAAACTGGACATTTCCTTGAATATATCCTAATTGCGAATCAATTCTATCTAAACTAGCGGAGTTAATTTTATTTTTCTGCGTCGGTTTAAAAGGAACTAGGGATATATAAGTGATAGAACACTTTCCTTGTTGCTTCTCCCATAAATCGAAAAGATATTCTAAGGTTAAATTGGTTTCTCCGTGTTTTTTTCTTTCTTTTGCTTTTCGTAAAAAATATCTAAAAGGAGAAAACTTATCATTTCTATTCAGTAAGCCTTGTTCCGATAGTTCTTTAATTCTAATTCGGGCCTTAACAAGATTTTGTTCTCTAAACTCAGGGGTTTGATATTGTTTTAAATGTCTGTAATTATCTTGACCAGAGCACTCGGGGGAACAATACGTTCGTCGTTTCTTTTTTAAATTTCTTTTATGCTCGCTAGGATTTCTAAAAAAATTATTTCCACAATTTTCACATTTTAATTCTATCAGGCTATTATGTCTCATACGGAGAATTACACCGTGGAGACGAAGGAGAGAAACTAAAAAAGTGGACACGAGCGGAGTCGAACCGCTGTCTTAGAAGTATTTAATACACAATGACTTACAAGCTTTTCCCATTTTGATTCCTTGTGAAGTTAAAAAGGAAAATGACTTCACACATAATCTAATTGTTAATAATAAAATTCAAGTACAATACGATAAAAACTTGATTTTATTCAGATTAAACACATCGCAATCCATTATCTGAGTCCTAAACCGCGACGAAAGCTCCCTTTAAGAAGCTAAGGCTATGTCAGCAACGTTTCCGTTACGTCCATAGCTGGAACGAGTTTTATTGTCGTTTATTTTTTGATTGCTTTCACAACATTCAATCATAGTTGGCTTGCACTATATATCTTCGACTTCCAATCGAAGCCTTTTACGTGCCCTAAATTAGTTCTTTCTTTAATCTTTCAACAGAATCATTAATTCCTAACGCCTCAGACATCGTTGAGGGAGTTTTCGAATAAAAAGTTCGCCCGTTAAAAACAAATTCCGCCGCCGTCCCGTAGCAGCTTTGATAAATATGACCTTTTCCTGTATATTTAACTGGAAACCAGTTAGCCGGATTAATGATATGAAGCTCGGCGCTCATTTTGTTATTTCTTCCTTCGCCATACTATGAATCTCGGCTAGTTGATCAGCCAACTCGCGCAGAACGCGAGGATTCAATTGAATTCCATGCAAAGCAATTACCGTAGCATTGAACAATCCTTTAGATTTCAAAAAGATCATTTGATTGCCAATTAGCTTTCCCTCCTTAGATTTCATAAAATGCGTGTCGATCATTAGACCTACATTTTTATCCTCTTGAGGGGAAAAAGAGAAAGTGTGTTTTTGAAGGAGTTTGCTCATACTTCTACTACAATACTACAAGATAAGCTCTTTGTCAAGAGAAAAGAGAGAGGTAGCGGTCGGAGTCGAACCGACGATAATGAATTTTGCAGATTCATGCCTTGCCGCTTGGCGACGCTACCAATGATGCAAGTTATCGCCTTTAAAGGTGGTTCGATGCATTATTAAAGAATATCGAAATCACTAAAACTATGCGCAATCGCATTACGCTCAAATGAGTAGAAATAAGATTTTCGGTTTGTCATGGGTTGTTTAAGCTTAACCTTGATAAACCTTTTACCGTTGTAAATATGTATCTTACCGACAAAATTAAATTGGCCAAAAAACTCAACGGCGTCTCTTGGAGCGTGTACGTTCACTTTGTTTGATACTTTCTTTGAATTCGGGAGTACAAGGTGTACCTCGCACGATTTCTACCAATCGAATTTTTTGTTCTGCTGTTAATCTTTTCATTTTTCTTTTCTGTAAGACTCACATTTGAAATCTATAATTTTAGAGGCTTGGGCGTGTTGGGCTAACAACAAATAAACCAATTTCGCGCAAGGGGTAACATCGTCTATCTCGGCTAGCTCCATTCTTGATTCGTGTTGAATTTGATTCCAGCAATTTTTAAGTAACTCCGCAGAAATATCTACTTGCCCCTGAATCGTTCTCAAGCCAGCCGGAAAGAATAAGACGGTATTATGAGAAGAATCTTCTGGCGTAATCGATTTAAGTATATCAGAGTCCATGATCTAGAATCATACCACACTTATTCATTTAAGTCAAGAAAATTTTGTTGTAGCCGTAGCCGCGTTTCTGTTTTATCTCTTCATTTATCTATGCCTCAACCCGAATATGATCGCGTAACCGACACGCTAATTCTGTTTGAGTTGCTGGTTCCGTGGTAATCGAAATGAATTTCTCCCACGTTAGGTTATCCAGACGCGAACTTCCTCCAGATTACTCCAGCGAAGAGTCGCTTGCAACAAAAAATTTTTAACCGTTCGTTGACGGCGCGGGCGTTGGTGCGCTTTTAGGATTCGGAAAAGCCTTACCCTTTTTCTTCTTAGCGGGATAAGGATATTTTCCTACATTATTAGGATCAACATTATTATTGTTTGTGCTCGGGACGTTGTAACTATAGCCACTAGTAGGCCAAACATAACCCGCTTTACAAATCGGGCAAATCTTTTTGGGATTTTTCTTGTCCGCCTCGGACATCTTATTTTTTGATCCGCAAATGCAATAAGTAAACATAATAATATTTACACTAAAATGGTGGGGATAGTCGGGATCAAACCGACGCCGAAGCTTTGAGAGAGCTACATCCTAATCAACTATTAGACGATATCCCCGTAAAGTGGTAGCCCATGACGGTTACGATCCGTCTTTCGAAGCTTGAAAGGCTTCTGAATTAACCATTATTCGAATGGGCCAATTAAATTATCTACCTAACAAATCTTTCCAATGCTCTAAACCGACTCTAACATAACTACGAAGAGCTTGTCTTCCGTCTTCGACGGCGTTGTCGTCGTTTAACAAATATAATCCTGTACGAGCTATGCTTGTCGGGTCTTCACAATTACACCACCAGTCTCGCGGCGTCCATTCAATAGAGCTTCCCACTACGGAAGGAACTCCCATAGAAATTCCATCGGCGGTTACAACATTGAAGGTTTCATCGAAACTTGGTTGAAGAAGTAAATGCATGTGGGCGACAGTATTCTTAAAAGTCGGCCAAGACTCCCAAGGCACGTCGATTAACTTCGCATCTCTTTCCCCTACAAATAAATCTAATCTAGATTGAAATAAAAGCCTTTCATAATCCCGACGAGAGTTAACGTATAACTCTAAATTTACGCCTAATTGTCTAGAAAGTTGATAAGCGCCCATTGCGGCGGTTAATTGATTCTTCCAAGGGCGAGGAGCGCCGAAGGAGCCAATACGAATCGTATCTCCTATCTTTCTTTTTCGAGGATATGGATTAACAAAAGAATGGGTATCATAAAGATTTGGAAGATACAAGCATTCGCAACGATATGTCTTTCTTAGCCATTCGACAAAGCGCGTGTTATTGCCACTCACTTTAACATTAGAAGTTGCTTTTTGTAATTCAATTATTTTTTTATTGCAAAGAATTCCTGATTCATCTCTATTTCTGTCAATAGAAAGATAGGCGCAACCCGTATGATTCTGGAGAATAAACTCAATATGAGGGAAAGCGTAGGCAAGCTCTGCCATTTGTTTCGCCGTAATCCAGCTAGGGGAATTAATAATAACGTGACTAGGACGGATAGAATTAAATTGAATAGCGTGATCGTTCGCCGCTTTGATTTGAGAATAAACTTCTTCAAAATTTTGTCCCGACCAAATTTCAGCGAAATAACCTTCTCGTCTTAAAACGTTAATATTGTTTTGATTAGTTACCCCAAGTCCAATATTGGAAATCCCCGGCCCACCGAAGTTTTTAGCGAAGAAAATAACGCGGGCTGTTTCTTTCTTCGGATTTAAATGATGAGGACGATGCATAGCGTATAATAGATTCTATAATTTTTACACGCCTTTGTCTACTAATATTTAAATTAGTTATTATTAATATTTTCTTAACAAAAATGGTGGCGCAACACAGAATCGAACTGTGAATCTGGCCTTATGAGAGCCGCGTGATAACCTCTTTCACCATAGCGCCGAATGGCAGGACAGCACGGAATCGAGCCGTGACCAAGAGATTTGGAGTTTCTTGTGCTACCTTTACACTACTGTCCTATAAATTTATTGCCAAACGTGAACCCAATCAACATTGATTGGCTGATTTGGGCCACCCTGTAGTAACAAGAACATTGACTGGATTTCTTGGGCGGTCAACTTGCTTCCCGTTCCGGTTGCAAAACGGGTTACACCACCCGCATGAACAACTAACTTATTATCATAATAAAATTCAATATATCCCGTTCCGGTTCCAGTTGAAACCCACAAGCCGCCATAAGTATGCCAAGCCCCATCCGTAGGAGATGGAGATTCGCTCGATCCCTGCAAGCTCATCATTTGGTTTTCATTATCCGTATTAGCTATATCTGAGTCGTTATAACTATTAGCGGGATAATTCCAAGTATGGATTGTATTGATTGGATCAAACGTTGTTGAACTTAGGGGATAAGCTTCAAAAAAGTCTAATTCGCTTACCAAAGTAGCAGGGTGAGTTGCGGGATTCGTTGCGAAGAAGTTAGTTCCCCAAGCCCAAAATCCGGGCCAAGTTGCCGCGCTAGGATCATCAGGAGTTGAATTAAATTGAATACGAGCTTCAAAATAACCATGTTCCCAAGAACCGGCTGTCGTTCCGGGTGCGGAATTAGGTGGCATTGTTTCTACGTTGCCGCCTACTACGTTTAAAATACCATTCGCGCCCGCTAACGCGCCAGTTCCGGCTCCTGTATTAACGGTTGCTTTGGTTGCTGGAGCCCAAAAAGAAGGATACCAATTAAATCCATTCGTAGCAGAACCTAATGTTACAGTGTCGGATGTAAAATCATCATTAAAAATTAAATTGTGAAACCCCGCCGCGCTAGCTTGAGAAGGAACGGTAACTCCAGAAGGCGTTACGCCCGTTGGAGATGTTCCGCTAGTACCAGTGGGTTGAACGTTAACTCCTGATAGTTGAGCTTCGAGCGAAGTAATTTCGCTATTTAATCCAACAATTTGTGTCTTTAAACTAGACACTTGGGAATTAAGTCCGCTATTAACCGTTGTTAGAGAAGCATTAGAACTTTGTAGCGAGACGATTTGGCCGCTGGCTGTCACTAATTGACCGTTAAGGCTTGAAATTTGTGAGACGTAATTTCCTGTGGTATTAGCTAATCCACTATAATTAGAAATTACCGTTGAAAGTCCGCCTGTTTGATTGGCTAAAATAGCAATTTCGCCAATGGTTGAAAGTAATACACTTAAATCGTTTTGTTGTGCCGTAGTCATACTGACCATTACACCCCTTAGCATCTTTGGGAATAACTATAAATTGGTGCGGCTAGCGAGAATCGGACTCGCAATCCCTCGCGGGCGACAGATTTTAAGTCTGTTGTGTATACCTAGTTCCACCATAACCGCAAATTATCTTAAATGTGGATTATAATCCACTATCGAAAATCCAAAAACTATTTGAAGAAGCCAAAGAACAACCAAGACAATTACTACAATATTAATTATCTTTTTAATGGTAGCGTCCATCGGAATGTAGGTATTCGCTAACCAAAGCAAAAATCCGATAAGAATAAGAGTTATTACTATACTAATCATATCTATATTTACACTAGAATGACAAAAATGGTATCCCGCCCCGGAATCGAACCGAGAAATCCGCTTTGGAAGAGCGGCATTATGCCGTTTAACTAGCGAGATATAAATTAAATCATACAACGGCGCTTCGCCTCTCCAAGCCACCCCACTAAGCCCGAATCGAACGGGAATGCTAGAACGCGCGTATGGCTGCTTTTCGTTATATGAAAATGGTGCAAGTAACAGGACTCGAACCTGTGAAGCCGAAGCAGTGAATTTACAGTTCACCGGATTTGCCGCTCTCCAATACTTGCATAAAGTGGCTCCTGCCGGATTCGAACCGGCGATTCGCGCCTATCTGGCGCTTGCAGGATATAAATCTGCTGTTTTGCCGCTAAACTAAGGAGCTAAATGGTTGCGCAGGATGGATTCGAACCACCGATTTCGACCTTATGAGGATCGCGAGATAGGCCACTTCTCTACCGCACTATTAAATGGTTGCAGAGATTGGAGTTTCACCAATTTTCGAGGCTCATGAGACTTCGGTAAACTCTGCATTAAATGGTAACGGGGAAAGGATTTGAACCTCTGACCTTTTGGTTATGAGCCAAACGAGCTACCAGACTGCTCCACCCCGCAATTAAATCAAACGAACTAAGGTAAGTGCATACTTTTTCAGGTCGGGCTTTACGACTGCTCCCTAGTTCTCAAATGGTAGCCCAAATAGGATTCGAACCTACATATTATTCCGTTATGCTCCCATCGCTTCGAAGGCGCGGTCAATATTGGGCTATAAAATTTTATAAAATCTACACCATTTTCTTACGGCATTATCAGAAACTCCATATTTCTTTCCCGCCGCCACAAAACTATGATCTACTAAAAATAATTGTAATTCTTCTTTAGAAGGCCATAAAACTTTTCTTCGTTTTTCATCATAAATTTTAGTAAATTTATTTTTATAACGCTTACGAAATTCTATATTATTTTCTCTAAGAATTTTTTTTATCCTATAATAACTATAACTAGATTGATTAATTTCGAGCTTAATCAAAATTTCATTTATAGAAATTCCGCTATTATATAAATCTAATACTATATTATAATCTATTTTCTTAGAGGACTTTTGATTATTGACATTCGTTGTTGGTTCTTGACTGTGGCAATTAGGACATAGAAATTCAACATTTTCTATCCTATGATCTTCTGATTGCCCATTTTTATGATGTAATTCTAAAGTTAGTGTTTTACCTTGCCACTCCCCTTTATTCCCGCATCGGCAAATATACGGAATCAAATTTTCCCGTAATATTTTCTTTTTAAAAGTGCATCTCGAACTCATAATATGTATTACATATTATATGTTCTAAAGAGAAATTTATCTAATAAAAATGGTGAACCATGCCCGATTTGAACGGGCAATCTCAAATTTCGTAGATTTGTGCTGTATCCAGTTTAGCTAATGGTTCGTGAAATTGGTGGCCCGATTGCTATTGACATTCTTTCGATAATATAATCAATAACTAACTAATAGACCGCTCCTGAGCCAACACGCCAATCTAGGTTCCAAGTTATCGACTTAGTTTAACCAGACTTGTCTATTAGTTTATTAAATATTGTCCCTACAGGTTCTAGACCCTTCAAGACTTTTCAATAATAAAATGGTGGAGCATATCGGTATTGCGCCGATCTGATTCGAAGGTGCAAGCTTCGCGACCACCCTTGCAGTCCCATGCCCCATTTAAAATTGGTACGCCCAAATCGAATCGAACGATTATCTAAGCTTTCAGAGAGCTTCGTCCTACCATTAGACGACAGGCGTGTTTACTAAAAAATTGCCTCCCATATGTGGCCCCGAATTAATATGGGCCGTGTGCATATCGGAAGAAAAATTATCATTAGTCCCGATACGAGGCCAGAATTGATAATCGTAACTATCTTTTCGCACCGCTAATATCCTAACATCCCAAAAACCTTTAGGATCGGAATCGCGCCAAATTTGATTAGGTTTAAGTTTCTTCATAAATTTCCCTAACATCCTTTTCGGGATTCCAGAATACTTTATCTGGATTCTTCATATAAAATTCAATCTTGGCCCGCACGGCTTTAGAATCGTGGAACGCGCACAAAGCGCCGAAAAACTGAGGCGGCATATTCGCCGTTACCCATTCTCGACACTCCGCTGGAATATTCAGCAAAATATTCGCGCATTCCTTGGAAATCGTTTTTTGATTATCGTTCATTTTTGCCATGTAAAACCTCTACCCTTACAAGACGAACAAGTTACTTGACTCCAACCTCTAGAATGATGAACGGTATTCCAACCGCCGTGTTCGCACTTAGTACAAGTAATTTTTTTATATCCTCGTTCTTCCATGCTTTTAACATTTTCGGGAAGAACCATCGCTTGAGTATAATGAGAATATGAAATACCTTGAACGCTTCCGTTTTTTATTTGCATCGGGCCATTGACTTGCCAGCCTTGTTCTAACAAATTTTGAACGGCGTATTCTAAAGTTTGACAACCTTCGCAACTTAATACTCTATAATCTTTAGCTTGCATAGAATTCATCCAAAAACTTAAACAATTCTTTATTTTCTGTCATAAATACCCAACCGGACGTTCTATCTAAAGTGTCCGCGTATAAATCAACAAATCCCTGTCTAGTGCCATGAGGCTGTTCATTCTCTTGCAAATCTCTTCGAATAGCGGGAACAATATCGTCTCCGCGCATCGCCCAACTATCTCCATCTTTATGGGTTCGTCTGTCCGATAAATTTATATTGTCGGGCAACTGTCCAACTTTTTCTAAAGGAAAAACAGTCCCATAAGGAGCGCCTTGATCGTGATGATATTCAGTGAATAAATATCGTTCGTTGAATTTCAATCTGATACCTATAAATCCTTCGTTTCCATCATAGGCACCTAAATCTAAATTTCTGCTACGGAGTTTATAAACGCCGCCCCTGACGCATTCCTTAAGGGGAATATAAGATTGATTATTCATCGCATTAAGGGGACTTTCCATTTAAATCCTTTTCCCTCACAAGTCAAACAGGGTATTAGAACGGGAAATTTTGGTTGATTCTCTTCGTGAACCCATTTTTCTTGTCTGCCTGTACCCTTACAAGCAAGACACTTATCTCTCGTATATCCACGAGCAATCAATCCTTCTTGCGCTTGAATTTCTTCTAGGAATTCTTTATCTGATTTCATAAAAAGTGGCGGAAACAACGGGACTCGAACCCGCAAACCTTCCGCGTGACAAGCGGACGCTCTAACCAATTGAGCTATGCTTCCAAAGTGGTACGCCGTGAGAATTTTGAAATCCCGGCCTGAGCTGTGTAAAAGCCCTGCTCTGCCTCTGAGCTAACGGCGCGTAAATTAATCTAAAAAAGGTTCAATGACAATCGCTCTATAAGTAATAGAGCCCGCATCTCTTCGAACCTCGCTAAAATGTTGAAGATATGGTTCCATCCCGTTCTTTACGTCGTCAACAAAATTATGAACCATTAATTTAACGTAACGTTTAGCCAAATCTGGCCCAAGGTTTCCACCTATTACAATCGTCGTTTTCTCTGGCTTTGTTGAAATATTCTTTCCGGTAAAAGTAATTTCTGACTCATAAACGCCATCGGCGTAAGGACGTGGCTGGCCTTGACGAATGTGCTTAACTAACACACAAAAATTGTATTCTGTCTTATTTGGATCGATTTCCATTTTTTTTACCAGTACACTTGACACGAAGATAACAGGCTACGGCTAATGCGACGTAAACCCACGGCATTGTGATAATGATGACTTCGGATGGAGGCATATTAATTAAAGTTAACTAAATTGTATTTCATCTTGTTGCGGTTTTTCATTAAAAGAATGATAATTCTTTTTGATCAAAATGTCAAACTAAAAATGTACAAAGACCGCTATCTTGAATATGCCAAGAAACGGGCTCGCCGTGGGAAGTCTTCTTTCGGCGTTGATATTGGCTCGCGCAAACGCGCTGCTTTTTATCTTCCGAAAACTTCTCGACAGCGTAAGACTGTAAGCAACCACACATAAACTCATCTTGTTCCGCGTTATATTCGGAATCTTTATTAGGCTTCATGTAAACTATTACACTTCGAAAGTGGCCGCTTCCCTCAGAATCGAACTGAGGCTTCAAGTTTTTCAGACTCGTGTGCAAAGACCAAACTACACTAGGAAGCGAAAATGGAGCCGAGTGAGAGACTCTAACTCTCGATGTTTGTATGGCACATTACAAGTATGCTGGAATCGACGCTATCCGAACTCGGCTTAAAATTTTTTTTAAAATCTTCAAATTGTTTTTTTGTATTATTTCCATATCCATATTTATTATGAAATTGTCTATGAACTTTAATAGACAAAGTAATACCATTCTCTTCAATGAAACGTAAATCTGGATTATTATTATAACTTTCTAAATGATGAGCTACTATTTTTGTATTAACACCACTTATTTGACACGTAAAATTATCTCTTTCCCAAACGGCTTTACGCCATTTTATGTTACGGGGATCATGTCTATTTCTAATACGTTTCTCGTCTGATATATTCGAATTCTTTTTAAATCTTCCTCTATTAGTATTATTTATACATCCGCAAGACTTAGTGTTTCCGCTTTCCAGATTAAAAGCGGGAACTTCGATTTCTTTTCCGCAAGAGCACAAACACTTGCAATAACTTCTTCTACTCTGTTTAGTAAAAACTTCTTTCACTAAAAGATTAGAAAAATTTTTACCTAAAACCCTATTTCGAAGATCGGTTTTTCTCCGTTCTGTAAATAATTTTATTTTATTAAATTGCTTACATTTGCAAGAAGTAGTCAAGCCTCTTAAAACACTAGAAACTCTAACTTCTACAGCATTACCACAATCACATAAAAATAATCCTAATACATGAATATTTCGACTATCTTTACCTATTATTTTATTCAATGTCAAATTACCGAATTTTTTATTAATAAGACGATCATATTTAGTCATCTATATATTATAGATTTCTAAGTACAAAACGTCTACATTATCTTAAATTACAAAAAATGGAGGCCCGCATCGGACTCGAACCGATGACCTTCCCCATACCAAGGGGATGTTCTAACCAGACTGAACTAGCAGGCCAAAAGTGGAGGCCCATATCAGATTTAAACTGATAACCTGAAATGTACGAAATTTCCGCTCTAATCATTGGAGCTAATGGGCCAAATATTCGAGTGTGCGTCCGTACACCAAACGGGCAATCGCGTATTACCCTCGCCTGAATTGAACAGTTCCCTCTCGAAAGTGGTACTCCTACCAAGAGTCGAACTTGGGTAGCGCGCTTATCGGGCGTGTGCTCTACCATTGAGCTATAGGAGTAATAAAGTGGTTCCCTCGTGTCGATTCGGACGACAAATAAACGGGCCAAAACCGTTTGTGATACCATTTCACTACAAGAGAGTAAATCAACAAGAAATATCCTAAACCACTAGAAGACTCTTACTCCATGAGTAAGAGGATGGATTCGAACCACCGTCTTTTCTTTTAAATCAAAATCGTCAAGTGTTTTACTATTAAACTATGGCATCTAACCACCAAGGATTTGCACCTAGAACTCCTGACTTTAAATGGCACCCAAGCTTCGATTCGAACGAAGAACAGCCGTGTTAACAGCACGGAACTCTACCATTGAGCTACTCGGGTATAAAATTTTTCCTTATCCGCGACAATTTAATTGCACCTTGTACCATTAGAATATGATAATAACGCAGAACAATGCGTTCAACTTGAATAACTATTTGCAATCCTCGTCAAATGACGCGCCGACGCCAATGACTACTCCACTGTTTCACGGATAAGAAAGTGGTGCGCCTAGCAGGAGTCGAACCTGCAAAACCAAAGCTCTCGACCTTGTATGTATGCCAATTCCATCATAGGCGCGTAAAACGATAAGCAAGTCAATATACCCTCTCCTTGATCCTATATCTCCATCACAAACGCCTTACCGTTTGTACCGACGTAATAATATAGTCATGTTATGACTTATCAGAGCGATTAGCTTATCTAAAATGGTGCACCTAGAGGGAATCGAACCCCCACGCCTTGCGGCATACGATCCTAAGTCGTAAGCGTCTGCCTAGTTCCGCCACAGGTGCATTAAATTTGGTCGGGCTGGTGGGACTCAAACCCACGGTAATACTTGATCCCAAATCAAGCGCCATCGTCACTAGGCGACAGCCCGATAAAATTAATCCCGGTAAGACTGGAACTTACATATTTGGCTTTGTGGGCTTGCCTCTAATTGGGCTACGGGAAAATTACTTATAAAACAAACTAATCGCAATGTAAATTGCGACGAAATATTCGAAATTGGTATGACAGGATAACACTATCAAAAACCACAGTCCAATCTTGAACCAATGTAAAAATTTATTTTTGTCCATTCTCTAATTATACGGTTTCCCCGATAAAAAGTCAACTCGAAGTGTAATAAGAGTTATGAACTCATTCGAACGTTGTGTTATCTATATCTGCTTGACTGTCTTGATGTTATCTATCCTACATATCGCCGCCAGCGTTGGGCTTATGTATTTTCTAGCGTCTAATCAAATTCCGATTCCTACCGGACAATAAATTGGTGGGCCATGACAATTACGATATGTCAACTTACGGGTTAAGAATCCGTTACTCTTCCTTTGAGTTAATGGCCCAAAATGGAGGACGCGACAGGATTCGAACCTGTGATGGCATTTACGCACGAGGTTAAAAGTCTCGTCTATTCGACCGCTATAGTAACGCATCCAAAAATGGTAGCCGAAAAGGGAGTCGAACCCTTAAAATCGAAGATTTGAATTTCGCACGTATGCCAATTCCGTCATTCGGCCAATAAATCGGAGCAAGTGTTTTGTTATTAAACTACCTCGGTTCACCATTTAAGGCGCAGGGGTGAGGAATAGATTCGGACTATTATTTCTTGCAAAATCATCGTCAAGCATTTTACTATTAAACTATGGCATATAGCCACTAAGGATTTGCACCTAGAACTCCTGACTGAAAATTATTCGCTACTAATATACAGAATCTAACAAATTCCTCTTGAGATTGAGCCATCTTCATTTCATTAATCTGTTTATGTACCCACTGGACATTATCTAATGTGTAGCCTTTGGAAGAATCCTTTCTATCTAAAGAGGCCGTTCTATCAAAAGCGGTACGCTTGGTTCCAAAAATCAAAGGCAATCCTGTTAAAGCACATTTTCCATCTTGTTTTAAAAATAAATTCCAAACTTGTTCTATAGAAATATCTAATTCTAAATTTCTAGATACTGCACCTCGTTTTAATACTGTCCAAAATGATTGGGATATTTCTTCGTATCCTTTCCAATCTTTGTGATTCTTACCTGTACGCTTAACTATACATCCACAACTTTTGGTTCTACATAACGAATCACTTCTAATATTTTTTTCAGACTTGCAAAAATTACATTTGCAGTTCCAAATCAAATGGCCTCTTGGACTTTTTCCGACGCACTCTAAAACAGTAATCGATCCGTACTGTTTACCTATCAAATGAGTTTTATAATCTATCATAAAAAGGATTACACCTTATTGCCGACTTAGAGAGTTTTAAAAGTGGTGCAAGTAGGCAGAAGTCGAACTGCCGATTCAGCTTTGGCAAAGCCGTAGGATACCATTTCCTCATACTTGCGAAATCATAAGGCTGCTAATCCAATTACGGACGCTTTACTTAGCTTCTCCATAGAAGCACCTATAAATTGTGGGAAGCTGCTATAAGTAAACTTCTCTCGAAGTTCGCTGTTGTAACAGCCTCCCTAACTAACATAGGACTATCAGCGTCTCACGATTTCATTCGATTTTGACACTTTCCTATATAAAAGAACAAATTCTCATGGGGTAAGCCAAAATTTGTTACACTTTCTAGCGAGACTCGCTCGCCTTAACCCAAGTCCGCCTTACCGCGCTCGGATAGTGCTTTCTCGTTGCATCCCACTCTTTCGAAGTAGTCCGCGTGCGCCATTAAGCCGGGGCACGGAGGCAAATCTGTAAAACTAAAAAACCCTTAAAAGCTTTTGCTTCTAAGGGTGTAAATCACTAACTCTAAACACTTTACACCCTTATAGTCTATCTCCGGTATTAAAGGCCCATTGATAACTTGGGCGCAATGAGAAGGAGACAGAGGATTCCGTAATCGGGCAACCCTTTTTCGCTTCTGCTTTAATATTTTTCAGTGTCTTCATCTAAAATCTTTTCTCTTCTTACTATTCCACCATTATTCACACTTTGGGAAATTTGTCAACTACTTTTTTCAACTTTCTTTTTCGTGAGCGGCGGAACGTCTGCTTAAACCATCTACTATCATCTTATGCTTTTTTGATCGGTTTGTCAATTCTTTTTTCGATTTTCTTCAAGACGCTCGAAGGGAACGTTCTCTTCCAGAGCTATTCCATCGCGTCCGACTCTCATAATATGACAACGCGGGCGAGAAACCTCTAAGTCAATTTCCAATGGCTTAATTTGTTTAATTAACGTTTTCTCAAAATATTCGAGTAAACGTTCCGTAATCCTAACTAATTGGATGAGTACAGCAATTTTTAATCGTCTCATGGTTATCCGTGGAATGCGTTGAATGTTGTATTGTAACTATCAAATAAATTCTTGATCTTCTCTGAACCGACAGGATTCATCGAGTGAACGTGAATCTCTGGAAGCTTCAAGCGATGGTGAAGACAATACTCGAAAAGGAATTGGGCGCAGTGATAGCCAGTCTTTTCTTTGACCGAATCGTAAAACTTGTCTTCTCCTGTATAAAGAACGCGCCCACTAACATAAGCTTGATAATGCTCGTCGGCCAAATCGTGATCGAAGGAAACCTTTTCAGGAACTCCCTTATCCATGATCGTTTTACAAAAATCGTGGTAGTTCCGAACCACAAGAATATTCGTAAGGGGGAAGAACTTGTCTTCAAAGTCTCCCCACTTTACGTTCTTAGGTTCTCTAACGTCGTCAAGAAATAACTTATAAGACATCGGGTTTTTTTAATCCCTTTAAATAACTAATTAAACATTCGGCTTGCTCTTGAGATTGTTTATCTAAGTCTTCTTCAAGCATCTTATTAGGAAGCACGCTGTCAATATTCCATTGACGATAAGCCTGAATCAGGTCTTTCTTTTTAATTTTCACGTTAAGCCTTTGGATTTCGTTTACGTTTCTTAGGAGCTTCTAATAGAGTTTTCTCGTATTGTACTTTGATATCGGTAAGCGCCGCCACTTGATCTTGAAGTTCTTTATTTTTGACAACTAGAATATCAGCCTCTCTAGATTTAGCGGCCCATTGCGCCTCTTGCCCTTTAATCCACTCGGAGGTTTTCTTATCGTCTTGAACGTAAGTTTCTATACTAGCTTTTAAATAGTTAGTGTTGCTTTCATAAACCCTACTACTTCTTAAAATAACAAATAACAAAATACCAATAATAACTAATAATACTATAATCATAATTTAAAATCCCTCAAATTCCGGTAGAGCTTCAAGCTCTTCCTCTGTCATTTCTACAACTTCCATGTTTATTTTAACTTCTCCCTCAACATCAGACAAGAAATCGTCTCGCCCAAGCCCGTCTTGGATAATATCCAACATTTCCTCGTAGCTAGTTGCTACAACGAATCCCGAACTTTCATCCAAACTAATTTTTAAAACTTTCATATCTTCTTTCTTTTTACTAGCTCCATGTATGCCATAAACGCCTCCGTACAGTTATCGGCATATTCTTTAATTTCTTCTTCAGAACTTTCTTTATTTAACCAATGAATATCATAATCCATAAACCAATTACGATATACTTTTCGCACTTCTCTTTTGGTTATATTCATAGCTTTGCCAAAATTTGATCTGTAGTTTTCTCCCAAGTAAATTCAGTTTGAAGATTAAGGCCCGCTTCGTTGATCGGATTCTTTTTAAATTTTTCTTCCGCTATTTCACAGGCGGTTAGAAAATCATTTTCATTCCAAGTAAAATAAGAGCCTTGATTGAAGGGTTGATTGGGATGAAAGAACACTCCATCATAAACATTGTCTTTGCCCGTAGGATCGACCAAGACAGCGTTACTTTCGTCGGCCCAAGCCTTATACCCGCTTACATTATGAATGACAGCGTGCTTTCCTAAAGCCACGCATTGAAATTCGGGCAAACCGAACCCTTCACTTTTGGACATCCCCAAAATAATATCAATCGCATTCAGAACTTGATTGTATTCCGAGTTTGTCTTAACGAAAGGTAGGAAATTGATATTATTATAAACCTTGCCTTCTAATGCTTGAGCGATCAGCGCCTTATTTTGTTCTGGATTGAAGAAGGGGTTATAGACCGCTGCCTGAAGCATGTAATTTGGGTTGTTACCATATTTCTTAGCCCAAAGTTTCAAAACCTCAGTAGTCGATTTGCGCTTCTCCCACTTGCCAAGTAATCCAAAGGAAATAATGTTTTCAGGTACGAGTCGCTTGTTTAAGCGATGAAAATGCAGGCTATCGAATCCGAGTGGGACGTAAGTAACGTTTTTAACACCGCTCGTTTCAAAAACTTCCTTGGCGTATGGACTGGAAACGAAAACGTTCTTTTGATTATTAAGAATGTTTACTTCGGTTTCAGTTAGGCCATCGCATTCATTGAAGGTAAATAAACTTTGCTCGTCGCTTACCTTATCTTGAGATTGACCAATATGCCAAATGCGAAAACCCTTATCTTTGGAGGAGTATCGGGCTAACGCGCGGCCAGAATTTTCCTGTAACCAAGTTGCGAATTCGGGCGATACTTTATCAAAAGCGGACAAATCGAATTGGGTGGGAAATAGATTTACTTGGACGCCTTTATTAAAAAGGTCAAGCAAAATATTTACGGAAACATTTCCGAATGAAAGCTGATTGATTGGTGCTGAAAAATTAATCATTCGATTTATAAATAAAAATTACTCTTTGAATATCTGCGGTTTTAGCGTCTCTAATTAGAACTTCAATCGCCTTGGTAAGAACGTCTAATCGATTATCGGTATAATATTTGGTAAGATAAGTAACACTACTAACCACATTTCCTTCTAAATCAATTCCAGCAAATCCGATTCTTTCCATTTCAGAAAGTTTTGGCCAAATAAGAGGGGGTCTTTTAAATTTATTTTCGTTTAAAAATTGAGAGATGAGCATATTCTATTATAGCAAAAAGTTACTCTTTTATCCACTGATTAAGAGTGTGATGTTTTTGTAAATAACGTTTTCCCTTGTTATACAAATTAATACATCCTTGAACCGACAAACCTAAACTCTTTGCAATATTATTAAAGGAATTCTGTGGTTTCGGCAAAAAGAATTTCATGTAAAAAATCTTAGCTAATCTTTTATCGGAATGCTTATTAAGAACGTCAAACACCAAATTAATTTCTTCGGTATAAGAAGGGTCGGGCTCGTAATAAACAACCGTGTCTAAAAAAGACTCCAAAGATTCCGACTTCATTGGCTCGAACTTTCTTAGTTTATTCGTGATGTTGAGAACGTTCTTGCAATAAAAATCTACCTTATTCCCAAACCAAGTATTGAATTGGGATTTTTCTTTATCGTAATCCAGCACGGCTTGATACAAAAGATCGGACTTTCGCTCCATCACGTCTTGAAAACACACGCCCGAAACCTGCAAAAGATTAGGCGCGTATTTCTTTACTATCGTGGCAAATAATCCGTTGTGTCTATTTTCCAATTCCATAAAAGCATCGGAATCGCAATCCTTTCGGATTTTTTCTATTAGGATTTCGTCGGTAAGTTCTTGAGCCATACAATTTTAATGTTCTTCGTATTCTATTATTTTATCTCTAAACTTTATTAAAGTCTTTTCTTTCGGTTTAACAGTTCTAATTCTATATTTTGCAACACTTTCAACATAAGCAGGTGTTAAATTATAAAATATAGCGATATCTACTATTCTCTTTTTTTTCTGTTCATATAAAACTCTAATTTCGTCTATAGTTTTCCAAGAAACGGTGTTTTTTTTATTTGAAGGAATTTCTTTTTCACATTCCTTTAAATGTTTTTTATAATTTTTGACATGTTCTTCTGAATGGCAATTTCTACACAATAAAATACATTTTTCCGCTTCTTCGATAACTTCTTCCCAAGGGGTATATAAATTACTCATCAATTGACTAATATTTTTATATTTATTATCTGGATTAACGTGATGAAAATCTAAAGCTTGAACGCATTTATTATATCCACATTTACAACATTTATCTCCAAATAACTTAATTAAAAAACTTTTCCTTCTTTCTCTTTCTAGATGCGTTTTAATTTTAGTTTTGGGCGCTTTACTTCTTTGATACTCTTGTCGTTTTTTTCTATCGCTAAAATTTTTGTCTAAATGATAAGCTACAAAATAACGAGGAAAATTTAATTCTTCGGATATTTCATTTATGGATTGATTAGGATGTTTTTTAACATAATTATCTATTATATCTTTTCTTTTATTAGCTTCTTCTATTGAAATTCTTTTCATAAATACTATTACACCATAATTTTAAAAAAATATGGAAATTGTTATGGTATTTATTGTATTTTATCAAGGTTCTTTAGCCAAAGGCTCCTTAATTCTAAAAATTGTGTGTGTTCCATGATATCTCCGTCCGAAAACCAGAGGAAATACCAATCTTTATCCGCAAATAAACCAATCGTTCTGTTTATAAATCCAATCATCTCTCTTTTATCTTCCAACATAAAAGGCTCGGTTTTAATTACCGGCTGAAACTTCGGTCTTTGTGTTAAAACCGTTGTCCAATAAATGTTATGATGAAAAATCGCGCTGATATGAATAAAATACTTTGTGTCCTCTACTGTCATTCCTTTATTTTCATATACCTCCGGCTTAAACTTAGATGCTAAATTTACAGCTTCAAATAAGGGAATAACTTGGTCATCGGTCATTTAGCCTTTAAGACGATCTTCTCTATCTTTTTTAACTTCGTCCTTTACTTTTTCGTATGGTAGTTTTTGGTCATTACTATAGCCGGTTCTAATTTCTCTTAAATCGTCTAAAGAGGAAGGAAGTTTTCCTTCATTTATCATTTCTTGAGTTTCTAATAAACAAAGAAAATTCCAGACACAGGAAATGTCATGCCTTTCGTCTGTATCTCCGTTCAAATGTTTAAAAGCATGTCTCAATCCCGAATCTAAATAACGAGATAGCGGAATTCCTTTACGCCAATTTGCTTTAGAATATTTTTTGGCTCCAAGTTGGAAATGTTTCGCTACTAGAGCTAGGGCTCTAGGAGGCAATAAACTATAGTCACCTTTTTCGGTATTTACATCGCGAACGGCTCCGGTTTCGAATTTTTGACGCTCTCCGCTATCTTTAATAGAATATTCCATATTTTTATTTCCCGGTCGGTCTATTATTCAATCCTTTTTCGGTAAGAATTGCGGCTAAATCATCTACGTGTAAACAATCACATATACAGGCCGCTTGGTTCTGTGCGGGAATAGCAATTGCTCCATTACAATAATCGTTTCCCGGGATAGCATCATGCAATACTCCAAATGAAGTAATTTTTCCGTTAGAAAAATCTAACTGTACGATCTTATCCCCATTCTTAGCTTCCCGTCCATTTCTATAATGCATATTTTCCTTTGGTTTAATTATCTTTCCTTTAATTTTTTGCCCCCGCTAGTCTTTGGGCTTCACGATCCGCGTCTCTAAATTTCAATCCTTGTTCGTCTCCTGCGCGATAAGAAGTCAAAGAATCATTTATAGCATTATAAGAGCAAGAAACTCCACTAGCATTTGCAGCAAATGTCATGGCATTAGCTGTATTGATATTTAAGCTTCTAGCAACCAAGAAGGAATCTTGATTTGCGCCCAAGAATACAAATTGCCAATTATATTTTTCTTGTTGAAGCTTGATCATCTCGGCTATTTGTTCTCTTCGGAATTCCTTAGAAGAATTCTCACCACCATCGGTAATAACCAAAATAAGAACTCGCGCGGGGCGTTTATTCTCTGGAAGCTTGGACAAACGTTCTCCAACGTTATTGATGGTCTTACCAAGGGCGTCGTACAAAGCCGTCCAACCACGAGGAACAAGATTTAAATTAGGAACTAACGCTAAAGGTCTATTCTCATATTCAACATCATAACGATCATCAAATTGATAAAGATTTACCAAAACTTCGTCTGTTTTTACTTTGCGTTGTTCGGAAATAAAAGTATTAAATCCTCCCTCCATATCCGTTCTAATACTAGACATAGAACCAGAACGATCCAAGACTACACTGACTAATGTTTCATTTTTCATATTAAAACTCGCAAGGTTGATTTTTATCTTTATTCTGCCATCTTAAAACACATCCATTTTGTCCAACTGTAGGGACGCAATGAACAACGTTATTTTTATCTAAAATTCTATGGGTGGTTCCCGATCCACGGCGAATAAATAATTTTAAAGGATTATCAATTCTATAAGTTCTACCTCCAAAATCATATTCACGCCATGCCTCTGTTCTTAGGTCAAATTCATCCAAAGAAGTCTCGGGACGAACGACTACTAATTTATTATTTTCTGTTTTGGTGCTCATTTCTTTGCTTTCTTGTCTATTCTTCCAATTAAATCCAAAGCTTTAGCTAATGGAATGTCTATCAAAGATTCCCATTCTTCCGCGCTTTTATCACTTTTAACACAGGTTTTTTTTACCGTCTCAAAATCAAGATCAGCCGCTTGCATTGATCTTTGAAGTTGGGCGTGAACTGAAACATTGCCCGCATCGACGGGTTTTTCTTCTTGGGGAATGGGCTTACTAGAAATTTCATCGCTACCAACGATATTAATTCCCAAGAAATTTCTGACCGCACGAACGAAGGCGCGGTTGATTGCTATGGTAGTTAAAAAGGATTTACCGAATCCGGTTGTGTTTTCGATTGTGGCATCCGCACCGTCACCAAAAATAATGGATCGATTTTCTGTCTCGAAATTAGGAATCCATTCGATATGACAGGTAGCTGAGACGGCTCGTTCGCTCGCAGGAATTACCTTGTATTCGACAGAATGGAATCCGCGCAATCGGGCTAGCTCTTTGATTCCGCCCAACAAAATAAGAAGATATTTGTCATCTACTTCGGTTATAGATAACTCGGTTAATGGCTTTCCGTAAGTTTTTTCAATTTGCTCTTGATTTCCAACGTTAAAAACTAAAAATTCCGGTCGAATCATTTTTCGCCAGTTAATTCGGCCAAACTCATCGTAAATATATTGAACTCCATCTAGGAGTCCTAAACCGTCTCTAATGATTTCTTTTGCGGCCATATAAACATCATACGAGTTTTTGATCGCAAAGTCAAATATAAATAATTACTTTTTTAAAGTGTTCTGAACAATAATAATTAAATTTTGAATGTCTCGTTCTTTCAAATTTAAAGGATCAACTAAAAGTTCATCGTTTTTGTATTGAGTGGCTAGTTCATTCATTATTTCGCAAATTGCCTCAACAGTAGGTTTCGATACAAGAACGTTTTGAGTATAATTACCGAGAGGTTGGACAAGGATAAACCAATCGCCGGATTGTCTAACGATATCCTGCTTAATTAAATCCTCCAAAGCAAGGAGGATGATGGATTGGTCTAGTTCGGGATTCGAGGACACTAAAACAATGTTCTTAAAATTATCTTTGATATTGAAAGCGTTATTCCTTACAAAAAAAAGAAATAGCAGACCTTTAGCTTCAAGAATAGTCATCTATAGATTATATGAAATCTATAGGATATTGTCTACTATTTAAGGATTTACCGCATTAACGAGATTGCCCCAATTTATAGGCTGATTAATAACATACGAACCTATCGGGTTTATCGTATTAGCAACGGTATTAGGAATAACCGATTGCGGATCAATAGAAGTACCCTGACCGCCAAAGACGGCGGTATAGGGGCAAGCCACGTTATCGGCTGGTTCTGATTGAAATTCTTGCTCGAATTCCATTTCAGGAGGGGAATTGTCGTCTTCGTCGCGCAAAGCGGATAAACGATTTTCGAAAGCCGTTCGAGATAGCAATAAGGCTTGATAGCGCAACGAACCTCTCGGTTCATTATCCATGAAACAGCTAATATGATCAATAATTGTCTCTAGGTAAGAAGGAATTCTGTCTGACGTAGGGCAATTATCCATAGCTATTACCGTATTCGCAATTAAACGATTTTGATCGCCATCAAATCCGGTTGAAGAATCCCATTGCACTTCTTCGCGAATAGGCGCGGGAACATAGGTTGGAAGCGCATCTATAGAACCCAAAATACTCCTAACTCGGGGACTGCGAAGCCGTGGAGTTTCCATAGGAGGCGACAAATTTTTATTTTCAAGGGAATCCAAGGCTATACGTTGTCTCTTAAGAGATTCCTCGATATTTTTAGGCTCAAATTTTTTTCGGAGCATGGAGAGAAAAATTTCGTTCTCTTTAACAAAAATGGAACTAACAAAATAAACGTAATTGTTACGAGTATGTTTGATAATCTGATTGAGGATAACCGCATTGCCATCGATTAATCCAATAATGTCATCTTTTCTAGACTTCTTTATACAAAGAAATTGATGATCGGAAACTAACTTAAACAGAAAACTATCGGGCTTCTTTTCGAGCAATTGAAATCGAAAAGGTTCAATTACAAAATCTTTCATTGTCTGCATTTATACCACAGGATTAGGGATTTGTCAATCATTTTCTAAGTCTGACCATCGTGCCATTACTGATTGTGTAGTTGAGGGATAACAGTTTCCACGTTTCCCCACGATCTTCGCTCCATTCACCTTTAATGCCCGTGCCTGATTCAGAAACGCGGACTACTTCTAAATTGCGCATGAATAAAAGCTCGGGAATCTCGAATTTATCTCCGATACTCAAACAACAAAGAGGAAAAATTTTAGACATAAAAAAATAAGGGCAACGTATTTCTCGTTACCCTTATCATTTGATAATCCTAAGCTTTAGATTGTGCTAAAAAGCTTGGATGGTCTACCTTTATCGTTCTTGCGTAAACCGCTAACTCGCAAAGTATTTTGCTCTAGTTTTTGATTTACCTTGAATTGTAAGGTGACGCGACTGACATTTGGATTGAGTAGTTCCAGTTCAGTGATGCCAAATTCTCCGCTAACCGGGAATGAGACATCCTTTGATGGGCGACCTACTCTTTTAATTGAGTCTGACATATTTTTGACCTTTCTGGTTATTTAACGAATAGCAAGTGTATTCGTTTTTGATCGAAAAGTCAATAACTTTTTACAGTATTTGTGTATTAGGTGTTTTAAGCATAAGGATTATTATTTACATCCACTAACCTTGTCCGCTTGATATGCGGCCCAAAAGGAGAAAGGGCCGGAATACGAATTCGTGCAATTTTACCTTCTGCTTCTAGCCGTTTGACAATACGAGTCACATCTTCTCCGAAGATATAAATACGTTTTCCCGAAATACGCATTCGCTCTAAACTGGCAAGAACCGAAAGACGGTGTGTATGAAATCTGTTTTTACGCTGGCTCATATTTTTAAACGCCCTGCAAAAAATCCTCCCCTGTTAGAAATCCCATAGGAGCGATAACCTGCATAACGTCTTTAGAATCCATTCCGTAAAATAAGATGATATCCTTATAATCGCCGACATATTCCCGCGCGTCTTTTTTTGCCGCTTCAAGAGTTTTAAATCTATCTTTTCCAAAACAACCGACTTCATCGACGGTGACGTTTTCGGGCGCGTGTGAATCAAAAGTGATATAATAACCAAAATGGAGTATCTTAAGAGTAATGGGAGTCATACTTTCTTTCATCATAAGGGATATTATCTTTATTGTCAAGAAAAACTTAATCACCTCAATTATCCTCAACCTCTTTCTCCGCAAAACCCCCACCCCTTAAAACCTTGTAACATACTGAACAAGAAGGCTTTATGGTTTAATGTGGAGGCAACCTTAGACATTTAGTATTTATCCTCGCTGCCTAATTTAACCCAAACGAGTTGCGATGTTCTCAGCGTCGCTTACGGCTTCTCAGTTCCGGTTTAATCGCTGTTTCGGGGCTCGCGCCTCACCGATACCCTTTGTTGGTCTGAGGAGGGTAGAAATCAGTATCTAATTGTATGTTTCCGAAGTCATTTCATCTACTTTTTTAAATCCGCGAACGATTTAGTGGAC